GAAGCAAAATAAAAGGCCATTACGCCTGCTATTAAATTAAGTACCGTTAATGTTACAGTAGTAAGTTTTTGGTTCATACGATTATTATCAGGTATTCTATATAAAAATCAACTAAATAAATTAATGAAGCACACGTATAAAATACTGCTTACCGGGTTAGCTATCCTTGCCGGTTTAGTTGTACTAAGAATAAAGGATCCGTACCCGATAGAAGTATTGAGATTGAAAGGATTAGACTACTATCAAAGACAACAAAAAAAAGTAGAAAGTAGTAATATAGTCGTAGTAGAAATAGATGAAAGGACTCTTGAAGCTTTCGGGCAGTATCCATTACCACGTCAAGTATTATCGGACCAAATAAAGAGGGCAGTTGAGTCGGGGGCATCAGTTGTTGTATTTCCTATATTGTTTAGTGAACCAGATCGTACTGGTGGAGATAAAATATTTAATGATACTTTACAAAAATATCCAGTACTTATTTCGCAAAGTGCTTCTCAGAAAGGAAAAGGTGTTCCTGTACCACGCGGCGTGGCTACAATAGGTAACGGTATTAATGACTGGTTATATAGTTACCCTGCAGCTATTGGTCCGTTAAAAGAGTTTGGTCAGAGTGCAGCCGGTGTCGGTATGTTATTAACCGCACCCGAACTAGACGGTGTAACAAGACGATTACCTTTAGTGGTAGCTATTAATAAAGAAACATACCCAGCTTTACCTGTAGAAGTACTTAGAGTGTTTAGCGGAGAAGAAAGTTTTCAGGCTAAAGTAGATGAATCAGGTATACAAGCTGTACGAGTAAAAGGTGTATCTCCTATTAATACTGATGCTAATGGCAGAGTTTGGATTAACTTCAAGTACACATTTGATAGAGTGTCTATGGTAGATAAAGACTGGACTAAATTAAAAGACAAAATCGTTTTTATTGCACCTACTGCAGAAGGTATTTCAAATACAGTTGCTACCCCGATAGGAATATCCCAAGGCTATGAAATATCAGCGCAATCTTTACAAATGTTAATAAATAATGATAGGTTACAAAGACCTTCAACCTTCGACTTATATGAGCTTACAGGTGGTATTATACTTGCTATTATTCTTATTGTTGCTGCTTGCTGCCTGGGGTATATCCTAAATGGTTTGTTAGTTACTGTATTCTTGTGTGTACCCTTTTTTATTGGTTCGCGTTTATTTGTTAATAATGGATATCTTTTAGATTATACATGGCCCACTCTAGCAGTACTACTACCCTGGGTAGGAGCTTTATTCTTTAGATTTGTACAAGAATTTAAGTTAAAACAGCAAATAAAGAAACAATTCGGTACCTACCTATCCCCAGCAATGGTTGAGAAATTACAAGAGAATCCAGACTTATTAAAATTGGGCGGAGATAGTAGAGAGCTATCTATTATGTTTACTGACGTTAGAGGCTTTACTACTATATCAGAACATTATGGTAAAGATGTACAAGGGTTAACAAAGATAATGAACCGTTATATGACTGCTATGACTAAAGCTATACTAGACAATAACGGCACATTAGACAAATATATAGGAGATGCTCAAATGGCTTTTTGGAATGCACCACTAGATGATAAAGAGCACGCATTAAATGCATTGAAAACTGCAATGATAATGTTAAGTAATCTAGATGAGTTTAATAAAGAAATTGCTCAAGAAGGGGTGCCAGCCTTTGGAATGGGTCTTGGAATCAACACAGATACTGTTGTTGTTGGTAATATGGGCAGTACTCAGCGTTTCGATTACACTTGCTTGGGCGACGGAGTTAATTTGGCCTCGAGGTTAGAAGGGCAATCTAAACCTTACGGTGTAAAGATAGTAATTGGTCCTAAGACCTACGAATACGTTAAAGACAAATACAAGTGTTTTGAACTAGATTGTATAGCTGTTAAAGGTAAAAAAGAAGGTGTGAAGATCTATACTGCTGTACAAAATAACTTTCTTACAATGGAAAAGCCTTATGTAGGCCAAATACATGACGGATTTTTATCAGATTATAGAATGCAAAGATGGGATAATGCTATACAATTAGCCAAATCCTTAATAACTTATAACCCCGAATTAGCTCACTATTACGAAAACATGATAGAAAGAATTAATGAGCTTAGAAATGCTAACTTACCAGCTGATTGGGGCGGAGTGTTTAGAGCAACTTCAAAATGAGTTGAATCTTTGCAATAAACGATAAGAACGTTTTGTTTTTAAATCTAAAGGCTCGTAACCGGTAATACCCCAATCTTTAGTAATGTTGTTCACAAAATAGTTTTTATCCATTAACGGCTCCATGTAGCAATCGTTTAAATCATTTTCTGCGGTGAAGATATCAGCACCTATTTGCTTGCTTGGGTATAGGTCTGTATTTAAAAGTTCTTTGTTTTTAAAAATCGTTAACCAATTAAAAAGCGGAAACGGCGGTAGCCCGTCTTTCATTACAGGGTCATCTTCTAAGCGAATTGTTTTATGGCGTTCTAATAAATCTAAAAGAGAATCGTATATTTTATATTTTGTTCTAAACTCTTTCCAAAACAAACTATCTGTTCGTTTAGTTAAATAGTGTACTTGTATACCACTGTGCCAATTATTAACTGTATCTAAATGTAATTTATTAAATTCTTCTTTATACGTTTCGTTGTTAAGATCAGAAAGCATTTTTACAAATGTATTTGTTACTGATAGCACCCCAGTATTTAATAGAGTAACAACTACACCTAAAGCATTAGAATCTAATGGTTCTGAAAAACCAGTAGAAAGCCCTACAGCCATACAATTCTTTATGCATATTTTTTCGTAATACCCCGGGCTGTATTTAAATAGATTAACAGGTTTAATTGAATGACCTAAATATTGTTCAACTTCTTCTTTTGCTTGATCTTCTGTTATATAATCAGAATCAAATATATACCCACTACCGTAGCGATGCTGTAAAGGTATTTTCCACATCCAACCGTGCTTCATAGCAGTGGTGAGAGTGTATGGTTTGTATTCTTTATCTATATCGAGAAAGAAAGGTAACGCTGCTTTACCTGGAAATCTATGCTTGAGACATATCCAACGAGAATTATAGTGTTTACCTATTATTAATCTTTTAAAACCAGAACAATCAAAAACAAAATCACTATTAACTTTACGACCATCTTCAAATACTATTTCTTTTATAAAGCCGTTCGTATCATTATTAAACGATACAACTTTACCTTCTATTCTATGTATGCCTCGTTTTAAAGCATTTTCTTTTAAAAATTTAGCTAATAAAGAAGCATCGAAATGAAATGCATGCGGTATAACCATATCATACCTATTAGTAATAGTATCCTTAATGAACGGTGCTTTGTTAATTACCTTATCATAATGTTGTATGGTAGTAGGTGCAAATGCATTTACCCAAAACTCTTCTTTACCATTCCAGTTTTTAAACGCAGTACAATATTTAAAGGTAGCACTAGTGCTTTTTATAAAATCATAAAAGGGTAGTTTTAATATTTTAAATAAAAAGGAATTAAAACTTGGTACTACCCCTTCTCCTGCACCTAATATACCTATTTGATCGCTTTCAATTAGAGTAATGTTTTGGGTAGTAGAAAAAAGCTTTTGTAACGTTAAAGCAGTCAACCAACCAGCTGCACCACCGCCTACTACAACGATGTTTTTTGCGCCTTTCATTAAAAGTTAAAATTAAGTATTTTGATCGTAAAACTGTTTAGCTCCTGCACAACCATACACAAAATAACCTGAATGATAAAACAAAGACTCAAACGTCCAACCATTAGTTTTAGCAGCAGCTATTGCAGCTGTAATTCTAGGTAAATTAGAACTAGTGTGTCCTAAATATGTCCATCCAAGAGCAACACATTCATTACCGTTTAAAGGTTTATTTTGAAAACCAGTAACAATATTAGCTAAAGCAGTTACGTCATCGGATGTGGGCTTATATCCATTATTACCTGTGATCGGCCCAACAGTAATATATATTCCACCACCTGTAATTGCCCGAGTAAACCCTACATAAAACGTGTTACCGTTATATTGTAACGAATCATAATGATATTTGCAATCACCATCATTGTAATAAGATTGTAATAAATTATGTGAGTTATCGTCCATATTATTACTTACTGTTGGTAGTAGTTATTCAATATAGAAGAATAATCCGTTTTGGATATAGCTACATGCGTGTTTTCTGTAGTTTTAGTAAAGTATCCATATACTGTGTTGTTTACTATATGTATACCATTTGATATAAAACAGGCACAAGCGTTGGTCTTATACGCTTGATCCCAGTATGATATTTGTTTAGAATGCGGACTAGATATAATGGTTTCTGCTTCTATAGAGTTAGTTAATAATAAAATACCTCCAGGTATTAATATGTTATATGCTAACATTATGTATACATCTAGGTTACGTATGTTACGTATATCTTCAAACACTATAAGTCCGGCGTTAGTAGACTGTAGTGTAATAGTATTAGTATTGTATATGTTATAATTATTAGCTTTACACCAAGCAACTGTCATAGGTACTGTATATGCTTTGTGCATATAGACGGTGTAGTTTTCAATCCAGGGCTTTAAATCACTTTGAGAATGAGAGTTATCTGGATGTAGATAATATATGTAGAGTACTTCATTTATATGATGTATTTTACCGTACATCATACTACGGCACATTAATTCCCCATCATCACAAGCCTTTAAACTAGAGTTATGTTTACCTATTTTATTATAAAAGTCTTTACGCCACACTCTAATATGATTAGGTGCCCAAAATTGCCAACTAAAATTAGCTGGTAAAGGTGGAAACGCTACATTAATTAAACACTCTTCTTCTTTATAGTTATAGGTACTATATTTCCACCCAAAATCTGGTCCCCAAGTATAAGGTTTATTATTAGAATCTAATACTAAATTGTTAGAATAGATAAAATCGCCTTTATCTTTATTATTAATAAGCGTCTCTATACAAGTAGGTACAAGTTCATCATCGTGATCTACTTCTGCTAACAACTCACCAACGCCTTGCATAAAGCTGAATTTTTTAATTTCCCCAATATTAGTTCCGCCGTTATAGGGTACTATTTTTATCCACGGTTCAACTGGTAGTATAGTTACATCAGCCCCGTTGTTAGGTATTACTACCCATTCAAACCTTTTATCAGTTTGTTTAGCTATGGAATCATATAACCGTAAAAGCTTATCAGGACGGTGAGTAGGTGTTATTAATGAGACTATCGGGTCCATTTACTTAAAGGACACTTAGACTTTTCTAAGCGAGTTTTTATATTCATACCACACCCACAAGCCATACACCTTGATATAATACCGTCTTTTTTAAGTTTGTCGCATGATAGACACATTGACTGTCTTTCTGTGACTACGTCCTCTGTAGCTAATATGACTCCAGATTTTATAGCTCCTGCTAAAACGTCTTTTCCGGTTTCAGAAAGACTAAAAGCCATTTGCAATAAACTAGGTCCTTGCTGTTCACTCATATTACTATTTACTTGTATCCTGCTTTTTTCAAACACTCTTCATACATTTCAACATCTTTTTTATTGTGATATCTTATTAGTTCACGTATCTCTTCACTTACAGAATAGTTTTCGTTTATATTTTGTTTTTTACTATTTACATTATAATCTACAGTTGGCTGATTTAAATTAAACCCCATAACTCTGTTAAACCTTTTTAATTCTTCTTTAAAGTGCTCCTTTATACCTATAAACTTAAATCTATCTAACGGAACATCTAATAAAGAAGTAGCAATGTTTTGATGAGAAGAGTATTTAATAAAATCTTCTAACGTTACTAAATCGTATGTTCTATGTTCTGTTCTAACACCGTATGTGTAACTAGCTCCTAGATAATAATAATACTGGGATACAACTCTTTCTACTGGGTTTCTTAACCAAGTTATTAATGTTGCATCTGGATACATGTTTAAAGCTTTAGTCGCTTTAAAATGTCCGCACATAAACTTTATATTACTGTTTGGTTTTTGCGCAACACTACCCGGTAAATTAGATCTATTAACTATTAATTCCTCGCTAATCCAGCTAGGAGAATCTATAACTAAAATATCTTTAGAATTAAACTCTTTTGATATAAGAGATTTAAACGTAGAGCCTGCTGTTTTAGGTACATGAACAAATATCAACATACCCACACTTACTTTAAATAAGCTAAACTACAACTTTAAGTAGTAGGATATGGTAGACCGTGCGCTGATAAAGCACTTACGGAATTTGTAGTAACATACGTTGCATAAGGCACAACTGGAATATTATATACAAACCCACCAACCGGTGCACCACCTGCTGAAGCATATCCTGTTGTACAAGTTAAAGAAGGTACATCATAATCTGTGCTTGCAATTACTACACCATAAAATGCCCCAGATGTACCACCAGTAACTGTAAGGTTAGTTGGTGTACGGTCACCACAGTTACGATAGGTAACAGCTAATACACCATTACCTGCACCAGCTGTACCACCATAATATAAAGCGTATCTTGAGCAAGACATATATAATTATTTACTAATTGTATATGTGTTTTAATGTTAATTTTGATTAGAAGTAATACGATAAACTACTGTGTGACTACCGTTTTGAGAAGATAGCTCAGCATTTGGATAGTATTTGCGTACAGAACTTGCAACTTTTTCGAAAACCTCTTGACTATTACCTAATAAATCAAGACCAGCAGCAGGCTTCTTAGCTTGTACAGTGTAGTCTATCATTAGGTACATTGCGCCTTTACCGGCACTTTTAAAGGCAACCTTACATTTATTCTTAATTAAATGCTGTACTAGCTTCGGATTTGGTAATAGTTTCATTATAATGATTTACTTGTATTATTTAAATATCCACTAATTAGTTTTAACATCCTCTACAATATTATCTATACTTTCAACTGTAAATCCTTCTTCTTTATTGCCCCAAAATGCAGATACATTAATGTATTTGGCGATACCGAATTTCTTAATAAAAGCTACCTTTTCAAAATTATCAAAAACTCTTAAATCATCAATAAGAACGTTTTTACCAGTATCTATCTTTATTTTAGGGTTTTTGTGTTTCCAATCCTTAACATACTCTCTATCAAATATCCTGTCTTCGTCAAACCCGAAATTAAAAGCTTTGTTCATTGCTTGAGCATAATCTTTAGCGGCTCTAGTAAGCATATAAACATGCCCTATTTCTCTTAAACGAAACAAGAGATAATTTGCACCAGGCCTTAATACTGCTACATAATGCTCTTTCTTGCCTAACGATACAGTTACAGGCTTATCACAAAGATTGTCAACCTTTTCTACATCTCCTGCAACGGTTTTCATACCGAGAGTATGTATTAAGGTTTCGTCTAGATCGACAAATATGTTTATTGTTTCAGAGGGCATAAGCAGACATCGTAGTACTTACAACCATGACATTCATCATCGAGATTAATGTGTGGCATTAAACAAGCTTCTTTTGTAACTTCAGCAATATTTGTATAAGCTGGTTCACTTCTAAAGTAATCAGGATTACCAGTCCAAGGATAGGTTCTTACTTTCTCTTCTTTACCTTCTTCGTTAATTACTACAGTGGTAGACTCTGCATGAGAAGCTAAACGTTTACGCCTTTCCTTTTTAGGCATATTAGGATGCTTCTTGAGCTTTACGTTTATCTTCGGTAACTTATTACCTTTACATTTAGAAGCTAAATCTTTAATTTGTTCTGGAGTATATCCAGCAGCCAAGTACTTTTTAGTCTCTCTCGTGACGTACTCTTTAACAAACAACTTTAAATCGTTATTGTATTTTTCTGCTAGGGTCTTTTTAAAATACTCAATAGGTGCAAAGGTTTTTGCACCGGAAATAGAATCAACCGGGTAAACGTACTTACCACATTTAGATATAGCTATAAGGTTAGTATCAAGGTTCATAGATACAGTATGGTGCCTTATAGGAATAGTGCAAGCTTATTTTTTATCAGCTGATTTTGTATTTTTACGATCTTGAGCTGTATTAATAAATTGACAAAAATAATGTGCTGTGTTAACGTCAGGCTTGTTAGTATATAGCTTTACATGAGCAGTTTTTTGTTTCTCAGTGGCTTGTAAACTAAGCTTTGGAAAGCCTCTTTTAAGCTTGTTCTTTATGTTATGTAACTCTTTAATTTTAGTAATTGCCTGTTTTACCTTTTTACGGTAACCTGGGGAGTTATACATTTTTAAAAGTTCTGGATGGATTTTTAATTTATCTGTCGACATGTTAGTTTGTTTTCGATTTTAAGTTTAATTTATGTGTTAAATAATAGCCGAACATTTCAGCATTCTTTTGAGTCTTTTTTAGTAATGCTCCGTAAACGTGACCCTTTTCTTCTATAAAGTCATCACTAAAGCCTTCTTTCTGTAAACGATTTAACTCTCCCATATCAAATATTGTAGCGCGGGCAGAAGATTTAGTAAAATCAGGAAACACTACTACAACGCCTAATTCTGATGTAATTAAAATTTGATTAGCTTTCTCTGTACCTGTAGTGTTACTTGTTTCGTTAGTAACTACATCAATATCAACATCACACTTATAGTCTTTAGCTGCTTTTATAATGGAATCCGCGTAATCCTGTACGGCAGCATCTACTTTAATGTTGAGTCTCATATGATATATTATATTACATATGAAACGTTTTTCAAGTACTTAAGCGTACGAATCTGTATTTTCTGGCGGAACATCTCCGGCAGAATGCACTAACGTATTCTCTTCATTATAGATCTTTATGCCGTGACCATTATTGTGTCTAGCAAAATTAAGTGCATCATGTATGCTTTCAAACGTACGTTCTACAACTTTAAGTTTGCCAAATCTCCAACTATGCAATTTTACGGTGTGCTTAGACATATTAATTAAAATACTTAGTCCAAACAGACTCTGTTTCTTTACAATATTTTTTTAAAGATCTTTGACACTGATTTACATTTCTAGCTGGGTGGTAATAAGCATCTATTAATTTTGCTGTAATATCTTGACTATCAGTAGGATCTGCACAGTAATTAGTCTCGTAAAACCACTCATTCTTTAACCAAGGTATTTCTGAACTTCCTACTATTGGTGTTCCTTCTGATATATAATCGGCTCCTACAATATTAAATGTTTCTGAAAAACTTACTTGTAAACCTATATCCATACGACCGCAAAGATTGACAAAATTTTCTCTAGGTGTCCATTCATGATTAATTAATTCATGCCCTTTATCGTGTAATTGTAAAAATAGCCCTTTCAAATTATGTAATACAGGTTCACCTTTCATTTCTATACGCCCTGCATTAATATGAAAATGTAGTTTTTTGCCTATTTTGTTTGCAAAATCAATTGCAGCAAATGCTTGTACTAAATGGTTTTTTAATAGCCTTATTGCTCCAAAACAACCTACATTTACTATTTCTTTATTATAGTCTATAGGTTTAGGCGCCCTATAAAAGCCTGGGTAATGGTTTGGCAAATATATAACTTTGCTGTTCGATGTTTCTTTTAACCAATTATTTTTTATACGTAAATAATTCTGTATTTCCTTATACATTCTAGGAGCATTACAAGCTATTATTACATTTTTATAAGTCGAGTAATCTCCTATCCAGTCCATTGCCATACCTTCTCCTGCCATAAACGGTAACTCACTATGCAAACGTACAATCCATTTTACATTTGGATGTAATTTTTGTAGTACATCAAACTTAGTAGGCACTACCCACAAAGCTTCAATAACAACATGTGTAGGGCGATACTTAGTAACTTCTCTATCTATATCATTATTATCTACTACTACAACTAAATTAGACTCTATATTATATGCTTTAAGCATATTGTTTACAAAGCATGCAGAATTGTAGAGTCCTGTGCTTAAACCAATTTGAGAGTGTGCTACACCATTGTAATCTTCTCTACGTTTGAGTATAAACAAAACTTTAGCCATAATATATGTGGGTACAATATTTACCCGCGCACGGCTTTTTTAAACTGTTGCACTTTATTATTATGATTGACTTTGGTGACTAGGACCACCTTGTGTAACACCAGCAGGCAAATCAGGACCTTCTATGGATTGTTCTTTATCTGCATCTCTATTGGCTTTATATATTTGACGCAAGTACTTTGTAAGATCGTAAAAGTGATTATACTCATGCTTAACAATACCACGCCCTTCATCAAGCATTAAAACATACGTATTATCAGAATACTTTAATACCGTTTCAACCTCTCCTGGTGCATAAATTCTCATTAGCTCATTAGAGTTAGATTTTTTTCTACGAAAGTCAAAAAGCTTACTTAATACTCTGTACTCATCATCTGTAAATGGCACTTGACGTACAGTTCTCTCTGGTTCATAAGGTTTTCCTTGTAAACCATTGTATAATTCAGCTAAAATCTTATACGTATTACGCATTACGTATACTTATGATATAAATCCACTTATACCTTAAGTTCGTTACGTATTTTAGTAGCTGATATCTCTTGTAAGGTTTTATCTAAATCAATTTGTTCTATTTTATATCCGACATCTCTACCATAAAATATATTAGTAATGTTTGGTACTCTAACAATAGTGAACTTACTCTCATAGCCTTTCATACCAGTACGAATATTACCTTCTACTTCATCTAAATCAAACGGATTTTTTTCATCTGTACCTTTAGTATCTCTAATAGCAATACATACTTGACCTACCCTATTGAGAGCTTCTAAAATAAGAGCTTTGTGACCGTTATGAAAAGGTTGATAACGACCGAGCATAAACGCTGTTGGTAATTTAGGATCAAATGCAGGCTGTATAATGTTCTTAATTTTGTTAGCCCAAAACAAAGGTGTACCTTCAGCTGTAACTCTTACATCATACTCAGCAGGGGGTACAAACATTTTGTTTGTATCTTCAAATCTGCCTTCTGTAATTCTGTCTACCCAGATTACGAATGCTTTTCCGAATGCCTGTCTAGTTTCCGGTGTAGGGCATACGAAATCGGCAATCGCAAAGCTATTAGAGCGAGAAACAATATCGCACAACACGCCCATTCTTCTAGCCTGTTCAAGACGGTCTGCAACACTGAACTTAAGGTCTTTATTAATTTCATTGCGTATTTCATCGGCATTAAAATGTGTAGCTCCTAATAGCTTAGCTAACTCTAAAGATAGAGTTGTTTTGCCTGCACCAGGCAGTCCCATTACGAGTATTTTCTTCATAATAGTATTTTACACTATTATAACAAATTATCTACGTTTTGCTTTGCCTCTACGCATATTAGCTTGCCAATGAGCTAATTGCTTTTTACGAGGGCTTGCTGTTTTACTATGTACTATTTTATCTAAAGAGCTTAAACTTGCATGCTTTTTAATACCGTGGCGCTTACTGTCTCCAGGGCGTCCTGGTCCTTTATGATTTATAAAATTTTCTTGAGATAACGAATCACCCATACTAGTAGTACCCATAGGTAGGTCTGCAGCTGGATTACTTTCTTCTTCATCTACCGGTTGTGGTTCATTACCAGCTAAAATGGATTTTAAATCATTCAAAGCTCCATTACCACCTTTCCAAGAACTTGGGCCTGTAATAAGGTATTGTTCTTGTTTGTCTGGAGAGGCATTCATAGCAGCATCAAAATCAGTAGGCTCTATACCTACTTCTCTTAAAGAATCAGCCATTGCTTTAATTAAATCAGAATCTAAAGGCTTTGACCAATCATGAGTTTTAAGATCTTCTAAGTCATCAATAATGTCATTTACTATTTGATCTTTACTAGCACTATCATTTAAAGATATTTCATCCCCGGTGTCTTGTGAATACTCTCCTTCTTCTACCCCTGTTTGATCCCCATTCATTGTAGGCATGTTAGAAGCATAACCACCCATAGGTAAGTTTTCTCCAAAAAACTGTTTAAAGGGTTTTATTCCTGTTTTTGATTCATGTGCGTTTATGTGTAATGCAGCAAGGTACTTTTTTACAGAACCTTTCGTACAACCGACTTTTTTACCGGTGTCTTTTTTATAAACGCATTTTCCACGTACTTTCCAGGGCATAGTATTATTTAGTCGTCTTTATACGGAAGTCGTATTATTGGTTCTACTTTAGGTACAACTTTAATAATTGGATTATTATTTCTTGCATACCATATTAATAGGCCTATTTCATTTTCAGGTATACCTGCTTTACGTGCCTTTTGGGCAATAAAAGATCTTAAAGCTGTATCTGCACTAGTACCAGGAAAGTTAGTATCTTCAAGCCAATCTCTTACTTGTAGACGAGATTTAAATTGTACAGGTACTTTTACTTTTATGTTATATCTTTCCTCTTCAAGAAGGCCTGTATTTATTTTATTGGCGTATGAATTAAAAGACATATTAGTTGTATATTTCAGGGTGCTCTTTACCGTATTCTCTTAACATTACCCCCGCTAATGAATTTGCTTCATTTTCATCTGCTGAACCGGTTTTACCATCAATAGCTCTGTCTTTAACGGTTTCATTTTGTCTTGCATGTACTAATTCATGTCCTAAAGAACGTAAGATATCAGCTGTATTTCTTTTACCTATATATACCCAAATATTATTTTCTCCTGGGCTATAACAAGCCATTGCTCTTAACTCTTCTACTTTATTTTTATCATTATTAAGAACAATTTTAACTTTATTTTTATAACCTAGCTTGTGTTTTGCATATTTTAAAAAATCTGTTGTTATTTCTTTTAAAGATTTTGTATCAGTTGTTTCTTCCTTTATCTTTACACAATTGTTAACGCGCTTACCACCTTTCATTTTGGTGCCCATTTTACGGTAACCTTTCCAGCAATGTATTTCTTGTAGAGTAGATATGCGTGAGTTAAAGCTTGACACGTTTATATTTACTATCTCTCCCGCATTTATTCTTTTGGATATAATAAAATTGGCGTACTTGGAAACACCCTGAACACCCACTAATCACCCAAGTACGCCAAAGATTATTGTTGTTTAGTATTTAACTTAAGAGCTGACGCACTAAACAGAGATACTATAAAAAAAGATGCACACCATGTTTTAAAGGTGTATTGTATTGCTAAAGTAGGAAACAACGTGTTAAGCGACCATATTAAAGATATAGGAGCAAACACAAATGCTAAAGCTAAAATGGTTATTAAAAAGAATAACACAATACTATTCATTGTTATTATATTTTATACAGGATTATTGAATAATCAACTAGTGTTGTAAGTAATGTTATTATGCCAAACACATCAAGCAGCGTTTTCGGATTCGGTCGTAACGTGGTTAAAACAGCTCCAAAACCAACTGAAGCTGAAATCCAAAAAAAATTACAAGAAGAGCAACAAGCTCAAGAAGCTGCTAAGCAAGCTCAAGAAAAAAAGCCTTAATTTAAGGTAATCTACCTTTTATTAAGTTAGGTGCAGGTACAACCCCTGCAGGTATTTTAACGTTTTTAAAACCATCGTTATACCAACGTGTACCGTACTGACTATTCTTTTCTCCTTTTTGATGACCTCTTTCCTGAAGAGTTTTCTTTTGTTTAGCTCTAGCTTCAGGTGTTTTAGATAGCTTTGCACCAAGTAGTGCGTTTTTTCTATTTTTCTCTAAAAGTTCTGGGAAACGTTTATAGCTTTTTTGCAGTGTTTTAAGTCTTTTGGCTATAGTTTCTTCTGAAATATAAACATTGCCGTTACCACCTTTAACTAAATTATAGGTATCTACTCTACCTATATAGTTTTCATCTACGAGTTCTCTTTCCTTCTTTAAAAGAGTTTCTCTATCATCGAAAAATGCTATAATCTCCCGTAAAAAATATTCTTTGCCATACTTTTTAATGTCTTCTGTTAATAGGTAACCAGATCCCAAATACCCGTCCTCAATTGTGTCTGTACTATGTACGCCTATATATTCTTTTTTAGTTACTGTACAAATTGTCTTATAAAGATAGTGATACTTATACTCTTTTTCCATACGTTTAATTAACCTCTAAAACCGTACTTACGTATACCAGAGCGATGTCCAGGCAGTGCCATATACTGCTTTGCTTCGTTAAAACTATCTCCTGAAAGTACTTGACATGAACCACCTGTTTTGTGGTCCCATACCATTATACCAAAACGATTACGCTGAGTTTCTTTTTTTACTGTGTTAGGGTCTGTAAAAATACCTAATTCAATAAGTTTTTGTATTTTAGGATCCATATTATAGTTGTTAATAAATTTTTAATAAAAAAAGTGCCTTTATGAAAACTCTACAGCCCTGTACTTTTACTATAGATACACCGCGAAGGTATACGTTAATGCAAGGGAGCATTAACAACGCGCAGGGTTCAGGCTCATTTGAAGAAGAGTCTTTG